GTACCATTTGAAGTCGTTGAAAATTTAAAAGGATGTGCAGAAGGATAATTAAAAATATAAGTATTACCTTCGTATAATTCTAAAGTATCTTGTTGAACACCATCAATAAAATATTTATTTGAACCACCAACTGAAACTACTGTTACGGTTTTAACTAAAGTTGAGCCAACAAAAGTTTTTTTAAATCCATAAACTTCTGCCGAACTTGCAGAGCCTGGTTGAAATCTTGAGTTTCCAGAATTATAAACTAATACTTGTCCATCACTAACACCACCAGTTGATACATCTGTTAAATCATTAAGTTGAACATTTGCTAATTCAAAAGTTCCATAAGCAACTACATCTACTACATCGCCATTTGCTAAAGCTGAAGCAAAGACAAGAGAATTTCCAGATGTTGCAGTTACATCTGTTCCTAAAATCATCTTCACACCATTATGAAATATGTCAACAAAGCCAGAATCATAACTTAAAATTTGACTTGTTGCTTCGGCATAGCCAGTTCCAGATGCTCCAGTTAAAGTAGTTGGAGTTCCAGTAATATTGTAAATGTATCTTTTTGAAGTTCCATTAACAGTCGATCCAGCAGCAGCCCAGCCACCAGATTTATAAACTTTTAAAGTATCTGAAGTCGTATCAAAATATAAATCTCCAACATCTAATGCAGATCCATCTGGATCAGCAGAAGGAGCTGAAGAACTTGGTCCAAGATAAATATTTGCAAAAGCATTAATATCTGAAAGATTATTACCAGCAGCAATTACAGATGCAGCAGATCCAGCTAAAGTATTAAGACCAGAAATTCCAGCAAGTGTCGCAATATTATTTGTTGGAGTAATTTGTCCAGCAACTGTATTTACATTTCCTATTGATCCACCAACATGATTAATATTTGTTGCGTTTGAAACTGCAGCATCAATATTAGTTTGCTGTGAACTTGTTGGTGTTAATTGTTTCCATTGAGTATTACCAAGATCATAAACTTTCATGACATTGTTTGTCGTATCAAAATATAAAGCACCATCTGCTAATGAATTTCCATCATTATCAACTGAAGGATTAGAAGATTTAGATCCTAAAAAATCATCATCAAAAGTATCAAGAGCAGCTTCAGCAGCATTCTTTGCATTTTCGGCAGAAGTAGCACTTGAAGAAGCAGCACTTGCTGAACTAGCGGCAGCTGTCGCAGAATTTGCAGCGGCAGTCGCTGAAACAGCAACTCCAGATCCATCGATTGTTGCATCTAAAGAATTTCCATCTGCAGAAAAGCCTAAAAGTTTTCCAGCTCTTGCAGCAGCATCATCTGTTATTTCTGGTGTAGTTAAAGTAGCTGTTCTTGAAACTTTAAGAGATCTATTAAGTTGTTCTTGAAGCTCCTGGATTAAAGCAATACTCTTATCATGAGCTGTTTCAATAGTGTCAGCACTCATTGGATCATTATCTATAAGATCCATTGCTTGAGTTTGTGCAGTAACTCTTCTTAAAATAACTGTTTCGCCAGATGCTGGAATATTACCAGAAGTGAAAGTTACAGCTCCACCATTAGCAGCACCTACTCCACTTATTGTGTAGTGTGAAGATAAAGTTTTTACAGTTTCAGATCCAGTAGAAGATCTGATGATAACTTGCATTTCACTTTCTGCTGTGATTTTAAAACCATAGTTAAAAGCTGTAGTAGAACCGTTACCAGAAAAACTGTTCTTAATTATCGTAGTTGATATAGTCATTGTTTATTATTCCTCTATTGTTTGAAAGTATTGATCTTCTGCTTGAGAAAGCGGTTGTCCTTGTTGTTTAGTTCTAATTTCGTTTAAAAGATTTGATCTAATCTCACTTTGTATTCTGCCTCTTAAATCTAATGATTTATCGTAAGCACCTAAAGCATCTACTGTAATTTCCATTTGTTCGTCATCAACGATGTATTCTGGATATTCAATATAATCTTCTGAACTATCATCTGAGTTAAATAGTAAGTCTGCTTTAGCTGCTGATTTAGCTGCAGCATGAGCTTTCTTTATATATTCGTGTTTAACATACTGATCTAAAGTTGGATCGTTATATTCATCTTTAGTAAATACCTGACCTAATATTTCTTTAAAATATTTTCCAGATCTTTGCTTCATAAAAGAAAGTTCTTCTGAAGTGTATTCAATGCTAGTTGATAAACCATCTTCTTGATAACTAAATCTTCTATCAACCTTATTTAATTCAACACCTGAATTTAAAATTTCATTTCTTATTGGATCTTCTTTTCTAAAAGATATTAATCCAAATCTTTCTATTTCATCTCCAAGTAAATCATAATCTTTTGGTAGTGAAGCATCATATAAATTTTTTGTAATGTACTCATCAATAGTAATTGCAATCTTATTATTATCTTCATTAACAAGTTTCATTGCTTGTCTAACACCAGTTGGAACAAAAGCACTTACCATTGATTTAGTTTGTTTTTCCAAACCTTTAGTAAAACCTAATTGTTTATAGTTTTGATAATCATTAACTGCTTTACCAATACCAGCCATAAATGTAGATGATCCAATATTTTCTCCAACAGATAAAGTAAACGCAGTAAGCATATTTAAAAAATCCTTAGCTTGATCGTTATCTTTAAAACCATATTGCATTATTGATGCTAAATCAGATGCTTGTCTGAAAGCCATAGCAATAGGATCATTACCAGTTAAATTTATTTGTAATGTTTCATCTCCGTATGGAATGTTTATTGTACCTGATTGAATACCAAGTAACTTTTTCATATCGGATTTATTATATTTATTTTTAAAATTAACTCCGATTTCTGGAGAAGTACCAGTTGTACTTACACCAAAAGGTTTTCCAAAAGTCATACCCATGACAGTCAAATAGAATAAACTTCCAGTAGCCATTTTAGATTTAGCAAGTTGTTGAGCAGCTAAACCATTAGCTCCTGATAAATCATTTCTATAGCTTGTTAGGACCATATTTAATCCTGGTGTTCTCTCCATAGTCATTCCGACTACGTTTGCTGGTGTTTGAATAAAAGGTAAATAATAATTAGAGATAAATGTAAACCAACCAGCTCTTGATTTCATTTTCTGTAAACCAGCTCCCATATCTAAAATATCGCCTCTAGTACCAAGCTTAGTTTGAAACGTACTTTCTAAAGTAATTTCCATAGCTCTTTTAACGTGAGCTTCAGGAGGATTAACAACTCTGTTAGCTAAATACTCTGCAGCATTAGCTTTTGATACAACACCACTTTGAACTAACTCGATTGTTTCTCTATAAGCTAGAGCATAAATTTCTGATCTATATTCTAAATTCTTAAAGTAGTTATCTGAAACGGATAACATCTTTGTAGGTATTCTACCTAAAGTTAATATGTTTCCTAAAACATCTACACCAGTTGCAAGACCACCTTCTTTCATTCCAAAATGTTCAGCAGAAGCCTTGTTAGGTCTTACTTCTATTTTAGAACCACTCATTTGATTTTTAATTGTAGGCATCTTGCCATCAGCTAATTCTCTACCAATAGCAGCCCACATTTCAGATGCAGCTTGAGTTTTACCATAAGCTTTAGCAATAGCTTCAAACTCAGCAACTCCACCAGTTTGACTAGCATCACTAAAAAACTTTCCAGCAATTTTTCTCTCTTGCATTAGAATGCCTTGAGTAATCCAGTTACCAGCAGTATTTCTAACGTGCGTCATCGGATTAGACAAAATAGCATTAATAAATATTTCAGCTAAAGCATCTTGAGTTCTAGTTATTAAACCAGTTTTTTCTGTAAGTGTTGCTCTTGCTTTAGAAGTGTTTGCTTTAAGATAAGTTTTAGCTAAATTTCTAATAGCCTCTTCTCCTCCTAGATCCATTATTAATTGATCTCTATTTAGATCATCAAGATTTCTAGCAGTAAAAGCTTTATCTCTAACTGGTATTTTAAATTGTTGTAATGCTCTACCAGTTTCAGTTTGAACACCTTTAATAATTTTTTGTAATTCAGATGTCAAAGCCATGTGCTGTCTAAAAGCAAATAGATCCTCTGTACCACCAGCCTTAGCTGCAATAGCCAACTCATCCATCTTATTCATAGCTGCTAATAATAATTCTCTAGCTGCTAAAATAGTTTCGGCATTTAAAGTTTGTCCAGGCTTTATCTTTAATAAACTTTCTTTCAGGTCCTTAGAATTAACCTGAAGTAACTGAGCCATCTCTTTTGTAGCTTCGTTAGTTTGAACACCTCTTTTTTGTTTATCAATAGAAGTTTTCATTTGAACTGAAACTTCATCTATAAACTTTAAAATATCATCTCTAGTTTCAAACTTTGAAATATTAAAATCTATTAGTTTGCTAGGTTTTATTTTACTCTCTTTTGTAAAGAGCATCTTTTCAGCTTTATCTACAGTAACTGGTCTAGGCTCTTTTAAATTTTTTTCTTTTAAACTCTTTTCAACACTAAGCTCTTGATTTCTAATACTATCGCCTTCAGTTAGAGGCTTTTTCTTATTCTTTAATTTTGGTCCTTTAATCTTTTCATCAATGATCTTTTGTGCATCAGGTAATAACTCTTTTGTAAATTCCTTAGTTATAGTTTTTAGATTTGCCATTAATTGTTACCTTTTGAATTTTTGTGAAAATTTTTAGAAATATTTGAGGATAATTAATATTTACTAATTTTCTGTTATATTTGAAATAGTATTGTTCCTATCACTATCTAGGATAGCATTTGATCCTATAGCAGCTCCTGATCCTATTCCGAAAATATTAAATAGAGCTTGTCCGTCTTTTTGTACTGACTGTTTCATCTCATCAGTAAGCTGAATAATTGTAACTGGTAATGGTTCATTAAAAGTACCAATAGTTACTTCATCTGAGAATGGTAAAATCTTGTCATCATAAACTTTAGCATTCCATTTCTTGCCATACTTTTTCATGAAGCCTGGAATAGCTTTGTCATATAAAGATACTTTTCCTTGAGCCTCTCCAATTATCAATGGTTTATCAAACTTAGAAAAGAAAAACTCATTTCTTATATCTTGTGGAGTTAAATCGTCATTTTGTAAAAAATTATCAATATTATCTTTTAAATCCTTAAAATTCTCTGATCCAATATCTTTTTCCAAATTGTAAATTTCATTTTCATAATACAATTTAGTTTTTATTTCTCTGTTTCCTCCACTAAAATATTTAACTGTAAATGATTTTTTATTAAATTCTGTATCAATATTTGGTATTACATTTACTTCTTTAGCTTTACCAACAGATTGATTATATCTTTTTCCTATTATTTCTCCTTTAGGTATAGCAACAGCATCAAAATCATTATCTGCTGCATATCTAATTAATCTTTTAGTTACTAGCTCATACCAGTTATTTTTAAATGGAAAGTCTGTAACTCTTTCTCCAAAGTTTCTTTTCATATCTTGAACTATGTCAGACTGCATTTCTTCTACTGTTAAAACCTTTTGACCATTTAAATCTCTAGTTTTAAATCTTACATGAGCAAACTCGTTCTTAGTTCCAAAGTGAACATTTGGAGATCTGTAAGGAAATTCACTTTTCTTTTTAAAACTTTTTAAAGGCTCTGTTCCACTACTTATTGAATTTTCCAATTCTTTTTCAATAGGATAATATCTATCGCCTTTAAGCTTAAATATAATTTCTCTATAATCTTCCCCACCTGGCTCAGTATATTTTGAATCATCAAACTTAGTTTTTCTTGCTTCTTCCATTCGGCTAAATTTTCGTAAGTCTTTAGCTATAAAATATTTTTCCATTTCAACTGGATCAATTTTATGTTCCAAAGAAAGTTTTAAGTCATCATTTTTTAAAATTGCAATTTTTGCTTCTTCAGATGAAAGTCTTGATAAATTGTTATTACCATCACTACTTCTTAAATCGTATAAATATAAATTTCCATCTTCTTTAGAAAATTTTTTTACCATTTCATCATAAGAACTATTTTGATTATCAAGTATATAATTTCCAAATTGTTCTATTGTCATAGCTCTACGAGGATCAGCATCTGGATTAAATGATGGACCAGACGTTTCTAAAAGAACTTCATCTAAATCATTACTGACATTTGCTCTTCTATTTAATCTTAATTTTTCATTTATATCGCTATCAATTTTATCAAGTTCACTTTGTAACTGATTTTCAAAATCAACATCTGCTGGAGGTGTTCTATTAGATTTCTGTATTTCAGAAACATCTAAAGTGTTATTTTCTAAATATTCTTTTACTTCTTCTTTAGTAACGGTTTTCTTTTCTTTAAGAAAATCATCAAGACCTGACCATTTTAATTCTTGTTGTTTTAATCCTGGAGTATTTTTTAAAGTATTAAATATTTGTTCTCCAGATCCTTTGTTTGGTAATTTCTTTGCAGTTTCTTTTAATACTGATTTAAATACTGGAACTAAGCTAGATGTTTTTTCGAAACCATATTCATTAACAGTACCTGGTATTATTTCGTCATCGTTAAAATTTGGATTTTTTTTTTCCTCGATAGCCTCTGTATTAGGCATCATTTCATTTGTTGCTTGATTTGGATCATCATCTACGAATTGTTCTACAACACCAGCAGTTGCAGCAGATGCACCAACAGCAATATCAGCTTGTTTAATTCTGTCTTTATTCATTGTCTTAATGCCTTTAGCCATTCCAATAACATCATCAAAAATTTTACCAAAAGCACCAAACTCTATAGCCTGGACTGTTTTATCGTACATCTCTTCTATTGGAGTATCTTGAGCAATACCAATATAAGCTTTTAGATTACGCATTGAATTACTATCAACAAACAAGCTTTCTTTTTTATCAAATGCTAAAGCACCACCTAAAGCAAAAGATAAAGGTAATCTCCACATTTTAGGTAATCCAGCCTTTTGAAGCTTTTTATAAATTGGATAAGTGTACATTGCATCTTGCCCAGCCATTGCAATCATCTTAGTTACAAATGGACTATCTTCTTGAGCATTGTCTAAATCGGATTTGATCTTATCAAACTTTAAATTAAATTCGTCAGTAGTTTCTTCTCCAGTTAAACCAACAGCTCCAGCAAAATTATTTACAAATTGAAACCCATTAGTACCACCTCTAAGAATACTTATAAAAGTATCATAAGGTATATCTAATATAAAGTCAGTTACATCTTTTAATAATAATTTATTATCTTCATCAGAAATCTTTTGGTCTTTATCAAATTTTATTTCTCCAGCATCAGGATCTTTATCTATGCCTTCTATTTCAGCAGTATCAATATTATTTTCTTTTAAGTATTTATATTCATTACTATTGAATACATCATCTTCTTTAACTTGATTAAGGTATAAATCGTAAGTATTAAATTCCATTATTTTTTCTCTTTAATTTTGAATTGTCTACCTAAAGCATTGTCTTGATTGCCATCATAAATTACTAACCTAGTATCGTATGTATCTTCAATTATATCTAGTTTACGAAGATCATCTTTATAAGTTTCAAGATCTCCACTTTCTTTATATGCTAAAGCAACTTCTTTTCTCATTTCAATAAATGTATCTTTTGGATGAGCATTTAGTTCTTCTTTAAAATTTTTTATTGAAACAGATCTAGGTTGCTCTAAATCATGCAGCTCAGGTAACTCATCTTTTTTTAATTTCTTAATAACTTCAGCGTAAGCTTGTTCAGGTGTATAATTTTTATTTAAAGTTAAATCGTTATATTCATTAAGTCTAGCTTCTGCTCTTATTAAAATATCATTGTTTGCTGGTTTACCTGAAGAATTAAATATACCACTTTTACCTTTAGAAATTCTTTTAGTACCTATATCTAATAAATCTCTAAATTTTTGATCTTCAGTTCCAAACGTAGTATCTTTTTTATATTTATCAGCCATCTTATTAAACGTAATAATACTTTTAGCTGTTAGACCATCCATAATATCTGGATTAAGATTTACATCTTCTTGAAGGCTATCAATTTTTTCAACACTATCTGCTAAAGCAAATGAAGCATTTACGATCTGTAAAATTTCAGGATTATCTAATGTTTTGTCATTAGCTTTAAATCTTAATAGCTGATTGTATTGAGAAGAGTTGATAGCGCCACTTTGTTTCAAATCATAAAGATCATCAAGTGATGGATTTCTAGCTATATTCTCATCTGTACTGTTTAATCTAGCATCATTAATTGCAAGTAATGCAGTAGTAAATGTTTCTATTTTGAACTGTTTATCTTTCTTTTCTTTAAAGATTATATCTTCTTGAGATTTTATTGCTCTTGATACAGCTCCATTTCTAATTTTTTCAATAACAGCTTTTTGACTTTTAAGAGGTAAACTAGATAAAATTTCACTTCTTTGCTCGTTATTAAATAAGTTTACTTGTCCAGTATTACCACCTTGAATGTAAGCTAACTCTAATATCTCTAGGTCTTTTTCTTGTTTTAATTTTTCTAAACCTTCAGCTCCGTAATACTCAAGATTTAAAGGATCTGTCCAAAAGCTTTGATAATCTCTTTGAGCTATAATACCGTCTTTACCACCAGCTACTTGATCTTTAACCATCTTGTTTAAAGTTTGAGTTTTTCTAGCTTTAGTTATGTCTTGATGATTTTCTGTAACTTTACCTAATAAATCTAAAGCATACTTGCTTCTAAATTTATTTACATAATTTCTAACTTCTTTCTTAACTCTTTTATTAGATCCAAGATCTTTAAAATTTTCATATTTAACATCTTCTTGAAAGCCATCTAAAGCAAGTTCTAAATTACTTCCTTTCTTATGTTTATTGTAACTTTTAATTAAATCTATTGATAAACTTTCTGTAATACTTTGAGCTTCGTTAAGGTCCTCTTCTTTTTTTTGTGCAGCATAAAGTGTAACTACACCATCTGAGAATGCTTTAAATCCAGCAGCTTCTTGATTAGCAATAGATAAAGGTAATGCTAACGCTGATGCTCTTGGTACATTACCAGTATTTACTTTACCTTGTACTTGTTCAATTTTTAAAATAGCCATTAAAATTCATATCCTAATTTATTAGCATCACTTAACAAAGATCCAACAGCTGCAAACTTTTGCGCTCTTGCAGTCATACGACCAGCGTACTCTTGACCAGCTGCTTTTGCATCTAACATCAAAGATTGATTTAATTGATCGTTGGCATCCATCTCAGAATTATAATCAGCGATCACAACATTGAATGCTTGATTAACATTATTCTCTAACATTACGTCATAAGGAGTTGTACCAGCTCTAAACTCTGCACCACTTCTTAATATACTTACAAATAAATTATCTTTTGCTTTTTCCTGATTTTTTAAAAGTAATGGCTTAGTAACTTTATTATAAAATTTTTTATTAACTTCTGCTTTTGCTTTAATAAAATCACTTTCCATTTTAGTGACTTTAGCATTGTATGATCCAAGTCTTTTTGCAGTTTGTGCTGCTGCGATGTTACCAAGTGCGCTCATAATATTTTGCCATTCTCCAATAATTAGTTTGATCTAATCCATAAAATTTCATTAGACCTTCTTTTTCTAAACCTAGCCATTGAGCAAACCTAACACCAGTTAGGAACTCTTCTTTGACTGCAGTTTGTAATCTTATAATTTTGTTGTTGATGCAAAGATAATCCAATCTCTTTTTAATTATCGATGCAGCTTTAATTTTGTAATTAAATATATGTTTGGATGATAACACCCAGCCTTCAGCAACACCTTCCCACATTGGAACTATGCCACCTGATACAATCGGAGTTTCATCTAAAAATAAAGTAAATGCCAAACCTGGAATTGCCATATCTAGTCTATTATTCGTATAACTAGCATCAATTTCCATGAGCTTATCATTCATCCCAAATTCAATAATATGATCTCCATGTTCCATTTCATAAGGAACAACAGTAAATTTAGCCATCGTTTGTTACTAGCGTTGGATATATTGCAAGAATACTAGCTGGAAGCGGTTGATCTTGTTTAATAAATATATGTCCGTCACTATTATAATCATCGTCAAATTCTATTTCTTTATCGCCTTCTATAAGAGTATCTACTGGTGCAGATAAATTACTAGATGTAGTTCTAAAAGGTATTGTTTCTAAGTTAGATAAACTTGGACCAACTTTAACACCAACAGTTTCAAATAATCTTAAAACTACTTTTGAAATTCTTTTTATTTTACCTTGAGATGTACCTTCTAAAGATCCACCTTCAATTCTCATAGTTTGTAAAACACTATCATAAGCTAAACCTACACACGCTTTAGTAACAGATCTATCTAAAGTAATTTGTCCAGATCCATTAACAACTTTATTTGAATGAACAGATCCATCAGCCAGGATAGATACTGTTTGACCTTGTAGATGACTTAACCCACTTAGTGTAGTTGTTGAAGATCCAGAATAACTTAAATGACTATCTAAAAATTTAAAATCTGTAGAAGCGGTTTCATCAAAATCAAAATCAGAAAAGCATTCTACATATCTTACAGTTGCACCATTAACTGTTCTTTTAACAATACACCAAAGTTCATCTTCGTTTAGATCTCCAGAAATACTAGCTATACTTTCAACAACAGAATTACCTGATCCAAAAGCTCCGCCTAAAATATGTCTATGCCAACTAACTACGTTTTCAGATCTTTGATATGTAAGCGCTGCTAGTTGTCCATCTTCTCTAACACACCATAAAATATTATCTGGTTCTTGTTGCCATTCCATTTGAACAATACCACTATCGGTTACTGCATCATTTAAAATTGTTAAATCAGGAGCAACATAACTATCACTATCAAAGTTATAGGCTAGTTCTCTAATTTTTCTCTTTGCTTTTTGTAAAAACAATATTGCATTTCCAGCTGTAACTGCATCAACATTTGCAGATCCATAAGAGCTTTGTCTTTTAATAGTAATGTTAGTCGGTGTTATAGAAGCATCTGTTCCATCAGCTGATACTGTATATTCAGCAGCAGTAGTTCCTATAACTAAAGTTCTTTGCGCTTTTAAATATCTAATAACATTAACTTGATTAGCAGCGATAGTATAAACCATTGCATCATCAGCGTTAGTTCCTGAAGTCATGTTTTCATAATCTCCAGCTTTAGAAAAAAATACTGTTTGTGGTTCAGATATAGTTCCAGCAAAAACTAATCTTTGTTCATAAAAACTTATGCAACTAGGATGACCAGTCGTATCTGAAAATGCACCCAAACTAAAAGCAGCTGTAGCATTGGTATTAGCAAAAGCAGTTGTAATTGTACAAACGACAACTGTTGTACTGGTCCTTGAAGTAATTTTTGCTTTACCAGAATTGAAACTTATTATTCTTCCAACATCGGTAGCTAAAAATCCAGATCCACCATTTATTCCAGTTACTGCAGAAGCTGTTATATTTACTCCAGATCCAGTTGCAGATTGAGCTGGTGTTAGTGTTGTCGTTGTTGAATTTGTTGCAAGATATGGTCCATCAGTAAAATCAACTTGAGCTAATGTCCATGAAGTATGACCAGTTCTACTGAGCTTCATTACCTCATGATTAGGATGACAGATATACATAACGTCAGCAGATTGAGCGAATTTAATATCGAATAACTCTGCAGTTAAATACGGAGTTGATATTTCATAAGCAGATCCACCAGATAAGATCTGACCTTTATCTTTAAAAAATCTAATATAATTATTTCCAAATTCTAAAATATAAGTTTGAGTAGTTGAGAACTCAAAAGGAATTAATCTAGTTTTAGCAGAAGCAGTTTTAACTGAAGCAATAAATTGAGTACCTACTCTTCTTGTAGCAGCTCCTTGAGGATGAACTAAAAAGTTCTCCATAGTTTTTGCAGCAGATTGATATTTATCAAAATCTGTTCGACCAGTAAGCTTATTACCAAACTCTCCTGAAACAAAAGATGTTAATGCTAAAGTTGTTCGAGCCATTATAACCTTGCGTCAGTAAATTCGTTACTCTCAATAGTTCCTAAACTGTTTTCGGTTGCATCAATAAATCTTGCTTCTCTTAATCTTTCATCGGCTCTAGCCATATAATTATTTGCTAGTGTTGCATTATTTGTAATTGCATAACAAAGATCAGCAGCAAGTTGATGAGAGATACTTTCTTGTAAATAACTATCGTAATTATTTGGATCTGCATCTAAAGCAACATAGATTAAATAAATAGTTCCTTCATCAGTTACAATATTTCTACCTTCTAATTTGTAATCAATAGCAGAAGCAATACTGTCTGTAGTTCCATTATGAACTTTTAATACTCTTAAACAATCTGACGGAAGAGCATAAGCATTAGAATATTCTATAACTGGAGCTGTACTGTTTTGAGCTAATTGAACTCTTTTATGTAAACAGTTCCAAGCATGAGATCTAAATACTCTGTTCCTAACGCTATCATATCTTTGATTGCATAATCTTGCATTCTTACTGTCATCAGTTAATGCTGAAATTGTCGATGCTCCTAATAAGTTAAGAGCTGAATTACACATATCTACTACACTTGCCATTACGTTTTTTCTCCTTGTTCCTCACATGAAAATCTGATCGCTAATTTTTCATCTTCGAAATCTTCTTGATAAAGTTCGTTTAATAAAAAATGTGATTGTTTATATCCTTGATTTATACAAGTGGACCATTCATCAAATCCTCCAGTAATTCTTTCGTCATTACATTTAGGAGTTTCTGCTGCATAGCTGCATACATATAAAATTAAAAGATACTTCACTTTAACATTTCCATCTTCGTCTTGATTGTCTAATTCTTGAATTAGGATTATTTTTAGTTTTTGCAGAAGATCTCTTCAGTTGTCCTAAAGATCTTGCGCAATATGATTTTCTTCTTTTTGCAGCAGCCGATCCTTTTTTAACTTTACCAGTTACTGCGGTTTTTAATTTTGATCCTGGATTAGCTTTTCTATAAGCTTTAACTCCAGCTTTTGTCATTCCAGCACCTTTCTTAGTAGGTCTGTAATTTCTTTTATTCCTTGAAATAGGCTTTGATTTTCTTGCCATAATCTTATCGCCTGGCGGAGTATTTCATCCGCCAAACAAAATGTATTAACTACTCAACTGTGTACATAACCCAACAATGAATAGAGCCAGAAATAGTAGCTCCTCCAGTTGTGATTATAATATCAGTTGATGCAGTTGTTCTATAGCCCAGACCAGTCATTGCTGTATTAGCAGCTGTAGAGCCACCTAACATTGACTGAGTTTGACCAGCAGCATTCCATGTTCCAACTGCAGCTAAATATCTGTCATCGTCTGAAGCATCGCCAACTTTTAAAGTTGAAGAGCCACCTAAAGCATCACACTTTAGAACAACATCCATTATAGTAGCGTTGGCTGGTATTCTGCCAATCGTTATATCTGATCCACTTGCTAATGATGAAGCTTCATAGTTATCGTAAGATACTCTGATTTTTCCACCGTTAGTTTCGCTATCCGTCTTAACAATCGGAGTAGCATCTAAGTTGGTAATATTTACCGCTTTAACACTTGCCATGATATATATCTCCTATTGATTAAGCTTCGTGAGCTTGGATTGAAACAACTTTACTTTCTTCCATTCTAGTAGCACCGATAGACATACAAACATAAACTTGAGTTGAGTATCCTTTGTCAGATCTCTCATCAATTCTAGTCATAACGTCTTTACCTAATGCAAGCTTTATGCCATCGCCAGCGAAGGCAACACATAATCTTTTAGATGAAGCGATTGCAAGTCTAGTAGATGTAATGAATTTGAAACCCATAAAAGTATCAACTTCGCCATTTACTAAAGCTTTAACCGTATTAAAGTCGCTTGATGTTACAGATGTAGTTCCTAATAAATCAGAAACTTGTCTTGGTCCAACTACCAAAAATCTTGGCAGACTTGGATCTACACTTGCTAAATCGAACTTTTCTTTTGCAGTTCTAAGTTTAGCAATAGTTAAACCATCTGTTCCACTTTCTGTAATTGCTTGTCCAGCACCTAACGCAGTAGATGTACTACCAGTTGCGCCAGTAAAAGCATTTCCAGTTGCAGCAGCAATAATCTCGTCATCCATAGAACGACCAAGAGCGAAAGCTGCAGCGTTTGCATAAGCACTTGTTGGATCGATAAGAGTTCTTACCTTATCTTGCTGATCTATTAAATCCGCATATTCATAATCCACCAAGCTTACACGTCTTTTTGCGTGGGGTGTGTCTAGTTGAGGCGTATCAGAATGTCGGCTAACTCTTTTTTGAGCAGTAGCAGAACCAACTTGTTCAAAGAACGCATTGTTTCCAACAACAGTTTCAACATCAACAGAACCTCTTAGCAAAGAGCCTTTTTGTTGCGATAACATTTGAACATTGTTTGAATACTGTTCAACGAACGCAGTTGTAATTTGATTTGACATTTTTCAAATCTCCTTAGTTATGTTGGTTAATGTTAATCGATTTGATTGCCTCCAAAACTGGAGATCTCTTCTGTAAATTTTAAGACTTCACTTTGTCTTTTTTCGAAGCGGTCTTTTCAGATTGTCGCTTAGAATTTTGTTTTGTAACCCAATTATAATAGGTTTCAGCTTTATCTAATGGATCTGTAATTCTTGCTATTTCAGGAGCAAATTCTACAGCTAGTCTTACACATTCTAGTCTGATCTCTACATCGTTTAGATGACCGTCATTATCCATTATGTAATAGTTCTCTTAACTTAAATACTTCTTGAACGGATCTGTCATGATTAGGATGTTGTTTATCCCAAAATGGAGAACCTTCTTCTTGTAAAGATGCTATCTCTTTTTGAAGATCTTTAGCTGTCATATAAGAAGATGTATCTCCTTTAACAACCTCATCTTCAGATAACTTATCTGCAAGTTGTGAGAATGCTTTAACAACAGCAATGTTATCTCCAAGTCTTGATCCATCTTGTAAGAAAGTATTTTCTAAAAATTCATTACCTAATGTAGATGATGCTAATCTTTTAGCTTGATCTAATCTTTTAGCATATTGAGGACCAAACTCTCTTTTAAGTTCGTTCTCAGTATTTAATCTAGTTTCAGCAGCTTTTTCTTCTGCCTGGATAGAGCTGCCTTCAGTAATATTATTATAATACTTAATTAAGCTTTCAGCTTGTTGAGGTAACAAACCAAGTTTGTGAGCTTCTTGATTAAAAGAAGAAACTAATTCTTGATCAACTTCTCCTTCTTTAAAACTATATTTATAATCTTCAGGTTTTTCTGGAGCGCCAAGTTTATTAAAAACAGCTTTCCAATCATCCTCTGTTGCAAATTTATTAGGTACTGGAATTTTATCTGCACCTACTATCTTTTGTGCTGATAGATACGATTTAACAAAGTCGCCCATATCTTTAAAATTTTCTAAAGATTTTTCTGCTCTGTATTCATCAGGAATCAAATCCTGAAAGTTTGTTTGTGTTGTTGTCTGCTCTCCAGATAATACTGAAGTTTGCGATTGATCCGTTGTAGTATTAGCTATCGGATCAGATTGAACTTGTTGTTCAGTTGTCTGATTGTCCATTAAGTTACTCCTTATGAGGTTTAATCATCGCTTTTAAAAAAATCAAAATTGATCTTTGACCTTCAAGAAAAGCAGTTTCGTGACTACTATCTTTTGAAAATGTAGTAACAAACTCATGACATCTTTTTTCGAGGTCATTCAAAACTCTAGTACCTTCTTCTGTATCGAAAGTAATTTTATAATCTTTTTTTAATTCTAATAATTTTTTATTCTGTTGATCCATTTAGAACTTCTTTAGCTAACGGTGCAGCATTCTTAGCCATTTCGCTTTCAGCCATTTGTTGCTGCATCTGCATTTGTTGTTGTTGAGCTTCTTGTCGTTCCATTCTAATTCCTTGAACTTCCTTATCACTTTTGATCATTCTTGCTGGTAAGCCTAGTGTTTGAACTAATTGTTTAACTAAACCGTTTTCATCGATGTAATCCATAACTGGCATCGTTTGAGAAAGAGAACCAAATAATTCTAAACCTCTCATAACATTTTGCAGCTCTTGTCCTTTTTGAGCTAGAGCCATTGGAGATACATATTCAATATCAATTTCTTGATTAGCAAGAATAGGTGGAGCTTCTCTAAATAATCGGTTTCTTAACATTATAGAAAATACTCTATTAATCATTGGCTCAAGTAATTCACTTTGTATTCTTCCCATTACTGGACCAAGTATTCTCATCTTCTCTTCGTTTCTTTGTAGAACTTCTGTAGCTGTCATTGTTCTATTAGATTGAATTTGCAACTGATCTACATGAAACATTCTAGCTATAGCTTCTCTTCTTGCATTCTCTGCATTTAATGTAACCGTAGTATTCTGACCTATATTTAATGGCTCAATTCGATCTCTTGATCCTGATCTATAGTAATTCAAACTTCCAGGTGTCATTCTAACTGGAGCTAACATACTGTCGTCAGGTACTAATAGAGGTGGATCGATCATCTTAGCTGATGCTTTCAATCCGTGTTCTACCATTTTGTTAAGTACCTTTACATCTGGCAGCGCATTCATCGATGGAGATCTTCCATAAATCTCTGTAGATGATTTTAAGTATCTTGAAACAACATAAGGATTTTCATTAAATCCACCTACTGAAATTACATGATCAGTTCCATGTTCAAAGTAAATACTCTGAAACTTCATATTCTTTTTATCTTGTTTAGATCCATCATAAATAGATCTTGGTCTAACAATATGACAAATCTCTACTTCATCATAAGGATTAGATTTATAAGTATTATTTATTTCTTTAGATAAATTTTCTGCACCAAATTTTTGAATAGCTTGATCGACAGTAAGTTTAAATTTTCTATAAACATTATCAATTAAACCTTTTTTATTTTCTTCAATATAAATTTCTTTTATGTGTCTAGCTGAAAACCGAATGATGTCATCTTCATCTTCTTCAACCATCAAGCAAGAAGTTCCAAATGCAATTAAGTCATGATAGTTTTCAAAGATCTCTTGTTGAAAATTAGATCTAGCAAAAGCTAAATACATTTTATCAATACTATCTTCTAGCCATTCTCTAGCTTCATCATTCTCATTTAATACTGCTTCTTTATATCTTAAAGAAAACCATCTATTCGCAGATGATGTAAGCATTCCATGTAGTGAAGCTGCAAGTAATTCAAGTGAATGAATACCAGTAGCATCGAATATTTGAGTAGATCTTTTATCTCCTCTAGCTCTCTCTTTAGTAATCTCTGCTTTTCTTGGTAGCATAAGATCTGCAATTTCTTGCCAATGACTTTCCCAAGTTGATCTTTTCTCCATCAATCTTGATAGATTATTCTTTAGCTCAGAAGCTAGTTTTCTAAGTTCTTGCGATTGCATTATCTCTTCTTAGCTGTCTTAGCAGCTCTTCTAAATTGCTTAGCTGTTGGTCTGCCTTTTTGACCACGCTTTCGCATTTTTTCTTTGCTGCCTTTTTTAATTCTTTTTCTTTTCGCATGTATATTTGCGTATAGTCCACGTCTTGCCATAATGATTTATCCTAGTAAGGTTTTTTTGCTTAGTGTTGGGTAGTCATCAACTCCAGTTACGGAAGTTAAAATTGTTTTTTTTCTACCTTTTCTTCTGTTCTTTAGTGCTAATTCATCAGCAGTCATCTCGGTTATAGCTGGTGCTTCAGCTGTAATCATATCTGACTTAACATCAGTATTATTCATTTGAGATTTTACTTTTGGTTGTTCAATAGATTTTTGAGTAACTATATTATTATTATTATTGTTATTGTTATCTCTTCCTGTTCTTAGATCTCTAGGTGGTTTTCTTGAAACATCTCCTTGATAATCTGGACTACCTAAATAACTGTCATTAATTTTTCTGTCTTTAGCTTTAGCTTTAGATTTTGCTATACCTTTTGAAATACCTCTAACAACAGCGCCTACAACTCCGCCACCTTTAATAAATTCTACAACTTTGTTTTTAGGTTTCGTATAACCAAATTTAGTTTTATTATTATTTCCACCGCCACCATTATTACCGCCTGAAGGTCCACCCATAATAATTATCCTAATAAAGTTTTTTGTTTAATTAATTCTTCTTCGTTTAGACCAGAAGCTGAAGTCATAATTGTCGATCTTCTACCTTTTCTTTTTCTTAATAATTCAGCAGCAGCTTCATTACCTTTCTCGGCATTTTCTGAAAGTTTTTCATCCAAAGCTTTTGACATCTTTTTTCCTTCTTCTGGAGTTTTAAGTTTTGGCTCTACCTTTTTAAAAATTTTAGGATTTTTTTTTATAATTCTTGCAACACCACCCATGAAATTAACCTAGTAAACTTTTTTGATCTATGTTTGCATCTTCAATTTCGTTTAAGCCAGTACCAGTTAAGATAGTAGATCTTCTACCTTTTCTGTTTCGCTCTCTTTTTCTTTGAGCTTCTTCTTCTGCTGCTATAACTGCTGGATCATCTGCTTCAGGTACATCTTCCGTTTTCGGCATGACAATTGGAGCTGGATCTGGCATCTTTGGTGCTTTAAATATTGAACCCATAACTACCTCTTCTTCTTTTTAAATTTTTTCATTTTAGCTTTCTTAGCTGATGCTTTACCTTTTTTTGTGTAAGCATATTTTTTTCCGTTTACCATTGGCATAATTATATTACCTCGTAATTGCTTTCAGCTTTTTGCTGTAAAGATTTGTTGTTGATTATTTTTGTTTCTTCCATTCCAGTCGCTAAACATCGTAAAGCATCCATTGGATGTGAGCTGAAATCATGAACTGGTTTTGATTTATAAGTTCGATCCTTATCACTATATTTTCTATGATAGTGTCTAAGAGCAATAAGAAGCTTTGAGCAATTATCACTATCGATCCTACATCTAGGTAAAATCATTTTTACTGCATGAATACCATCTTCTAAAAGTAGTCGAGGTGCAGTCCTAAATTTTATTCCAAGCTGATAAAAAACTTCTCTTCTTGTTTTACCAGTAGAGAACTCAACCTGGTCCAAATCGTGTGGTGCATAATGAGTTTCATACACATACGGTTTTTCTTTTAAAACTTGAACGTAATGCGGCAGCGCCTGGTTGTTGTTTTCGTAATAGTCTATCAAATGGATAGAGTGATTAACCTTTTGAAAGAATATTATAGATGTACTATCGTTAAATCCGAGATCTATTGCAGTTGATACTGGATAAGCTGGATCGTATGGAACAGATCCAATTTGACCTTTATCGTCTATTTCTTGAACTACATCGCCATAGATTGAGCCTTGTATATTACCAATAAAAGAGCATTCAAACTCCTGGTCATACTTAGCTTTACCCATAACGGATAGAGCTGCATCTAATTCTTCTTGATCAACAATTTTTGTACTAGACGCTTTAGCTTTGTAAAGAAACCAATTATCGTCTGCTTGAGCTTTGTTATAATAATCATAAAATATATTGTTCATTCCTTTTGGTGTTCCAATCAGAAACATTTTTCCTTTTCTGTCGCTGAGAGCTGGAGTTATTACTTCATCTATTAAACCTTGAGAGATCTGCGCAGTTTCATCGATTGCGACCATATCCATATAGATACCTCTTATGCTATCGAAATTCTCACTAGACAGTAAAGTAATTCTTGAACCATTAATTAAATCGCAACGCAATTCACTTTCATTCCATTTAGTACCAGGAATATTTTTTGTATAATATTTTAGGTAATCCCAAGCGATGCTTTTTGCTTGTTTGTAAGTAGGAGCAATGTAAGCCAGTCGTGGATTATGGTTTTTATTTTGTAAAGCGCTGCGAATTAAATGGTTAAGAACCATGACGGTCTTGCCAAATCTTCTATGACAGCAAAGTACAGCATATCTGTACTGATCTAATTCTTTATGTATAAACGCCTGGTGCTTTCTTGGCGTGTACGGTATTTGGATTTTCATTAAAATATAGCTGCACCTAATATAAATCCGATTACGAAAGTGATTAGCAAAGGATGATCAATGCAAAGACATTCTATTTTAAATCTTAAATTATTTATAAAGTTCATCATCTTAGTGGACCGTTGGTGGATTTTCTCCAAAGTTAGATCTCATATGTATTCTGTTAAAAACAAATTCGCAGAAGTCGTAAAGATCATCTTCGTTATCAAAGCCTGAGAAATTTATTATTAAATCATTGTCATAAGCCTTAAAGCTTATTGCGGTTACATTCCGAAACTTGTCTTTAATGTATTTAGTCATCTGTTTGTGTCTAATTATTCTATCGGTAATTTATGTATAAGGACCAGCAGCTACTTTTTGGTGGTGTCGGTCCTAGAAAAAAAACTATTTATTCGCTGTCAGGTAAACGCATTTGCCTACAAGGCTAACGCTCTAGCCAGGAAACATAACATTAATTTTCTAAAATGTGCTGACCTGGTGCTGATAATCCTAGATCTCCTATACTCTGTTGCTATTTAGAATCATTCGAACCTCATGTCGTGTGCGAGAGCTATGTTTGTGCGTCAGCTACC